GTGATGTTATCAACACTTACAAATAATGGAAAAGCATTATTGACATAAATTTCTCTATCATCTTTTGCGACATTCTTAATTATTTTTGTGTATGGAATAATTCTAGATTTTAAATCTGGTCTAGATTTTGAATAGAGAACACCATTAATAATTAAATCTGATGTTTGTTTTGTCCAAACTAACGGTCTTTCTTTTGTTTGGTCTGTACTTATACCGACACTATCATAAGTAAATGTATCCAATGATTCTGATGAAACTATTCGTTTAACGATACGTTCAAATTGTGACCTATCTGTTGGGTCAAGAATATTCTCAATAATTTGAACTGAATCACCTGGTTTAATTGATGGTGGGGGATCTATTTGCTCTACATCTAGATCAGATCCTCTATAGAATAGTATCGTACATTTTGAATTTGCTTTTGGTGCTTCGTTAAAAATTACTCTGGACCCATTAAATGTATATGATACTATCGGTTCTTGTAAAACATCATTTAAATATATGAATAGATTATTTTCTAAAGTTAAATCTGTGCTTGGATCAACTTTTAGACTTAAAACCTCTGTAATTGCTCCTTGTGTTACAGTTAACGTAAACTTTTTCTTTGTGCCATTAAAGAAAGATGAGATATCATCAAATTGTACGAATTGACCTGGATAAAAACCACTAAATCTATCACTTAATGTTTCTTCAATAGTAATTCTAAACTCACTGAATCCAATTCCAATTAATGGGTTAGTAGTTATTCCAGAAACTTTTAATGTGTCTCCAACTTTATAAAATTGACCGGAATCCTCTAAATCAAATTGAATTACATTCGATTGATTACCAACAATTACAGATGCTTTAGCACCATATCCATTACCACTAGATCCAGAAATATATTCTAGTGGCAAATCACTATATCCTGTTGGCACTCCAACTGTAACATTTGGAACTGGATTTGATGTATATCCACTTCCTGGATTGACTATTGAAATTCCTGTAATAGTTCCACCAGCACCAATAGTTGCCGAGAATGATGCTCCAGAACCTACTATTGATTGTAATTTAATTTCTGGTGGTGTCCTATATCCACTTCCAGAACCAAGTAATATTATTTGTGATATAGTTCCACCAGCAGACACAATTACAGATGCTCCTGCACCAATTAGGGGTTGATAACCATATCCTGTGCTTATAGCAACTCTAGAGATTTTTCCAGAAATTGGGAATCCAGAAAGAAACTTCAGTCTATTGTTTCCTGGAGTATCAATCGTAAAATCTGTCTCTGAAATCTGAGGAATACCATTAATTAAAATAATAGGATTGTTGTTAATATCAATATTTCCAACAATAATTGAGTTAGTATCTGTATAAATTCCTACTACCTTTTCTCCTTCTGATTTTAGATAAAATTCAGTTGATGATGTACTTACAAAATCTTTTGATATATCATCAAAAATTATATTTTTATCATTTTCCAAACTTGGATCAAATTGTCTTGAGAATGCCCTACCATTAAAAGATGAATTTACTGTCAAACCTTCTGGTCCAACCGGACCATAAGGAGCGTCAGTAAAATATATTACATCTTTTACTATATTAAAATTCCCTTTTAATATATTTACAGTTGAGTTATTAAAATGTGCATTTCTTTTTGATCCTAAAACACCTCTATTTACTTGTATTGCATTAGTATATCCAAATCCTATATTTTTAACTTTCATAAATTCTGAATCAATTCTCAAAATATCATAACTAGTAATTGATGATAATCCAGAAGAAACAAATATTATATCAGTTGTAACTCCTACAGATGATGATAAAGTTAATGTTAAGTCGGTTCTGTATAAAGGACTTTGTATAATATTATCTATTGAAATTATCGAACTTGCGTTTGGATCATTAAAAGTAAATGAGTTTGTTCCAATTCCATATGATACTAAATTTAATTCATTTGAAGTTGATAATCCTGATACTTTAAATGAATTATCACTTGTTTTTATTACATACAAATTTTTGGGTAATTTATTTGTTCCCAAAACTGCTGGTGAAATTAGTAAATTATCTTGTGGGGTTGAACCACCTATATAAGTTCCTGCTATACTAATTTTATCTGTCAATGCGTATCCTGAACCACCATTGACAACATTTATTATTGATATATCACCAAATGAATTTCTTGAAACATTAAATTTTGCTCCAGTACCAAATCCAATTAAAGTTACTGATGGTAAATTTAAAAATGTACTATTTGCTGCAGAAACTATTCTTGTATTTGTTACCGAAGAAACTGTAAATGAAAGATCATTTGCTGGTGAAGTTCCATTCATAAATGTTCCGGAAATGGAGACTGTATCTCCAACAGAGTATCCATTTCCTCCAGTTCTCAAAATCACTGATGTTGATATTGGGATTCCTGTCCCTGAATCATATACTATAAAGACATTAAATTTAGCATCAGTTCCAATTCCACTAGTATAATATGCAGGAAATGGTTCTGTAAATCCATAAAATCTATTTTGATTTAATGAGAAATCTGGAGTTATTGAAGCAGAAGTTCCAACTACTGCAGTGGAAATTGCAATATTGTATCCATTTTCATATAAAGAAGAACCATTACCTCCAATTACTCCCATTATAATATTAGATTCTGTTGATGCAACAGAAATGTATGGAGATGACGTATCAAGTCCTTTTTGTACAATAAGAGAACTTTCTACGAAAGCAGTTGTATCTATTCCTATTTTTTGCCCTGACCCAACTTCAACAGGAGTATATCCACTTCCCGGTTCAATTACTACTACCCTTGAAATTTCACCACTTGGATTTATAACAGGATAAAATATCCCTTCAACAATTGGAGGATTAGTCCCTTGTATAGTTATTTTTGGTGGGTCTGTAGATGCATACCCAGATCCACCATCAATGACACTTACTGAGACTACACCATAATTTGAATCAAAAGTTGGTTGTAGAATTGCACCAGAACCAGGAACTACTCTTGTAGGCATATATTTGTTTTTATTTTTTTATTAAAACCATTCACATTAAAATAATTATGACTTTTGATTATTTATTAGACTGCAACAGTACTTAGAGAACCATTATTAGCAACGATGAGACGGAATCTAGTTCCATTTGGTGATGTAAGAATAACACCGTGAGATGTGCTAACCCCAACAGAAATATCACCACCACGGACAGTTAATTTATCTACCGCATTTGTGGTTCCTATTCCAACATTAGAAAGTGTATGAATACCTGATACTGTTGGGGTCCAATAAGATTCTCCACCTCCACCAATTCCCGTTCCTATTCCTAGTATTGCGTTATCAACATACCCTTCTGTGGCATAACCAACAAGAGAAGTCACAACCCCGGATAAATTAGATCCATCACCAAGTGTGGTATAAATCTCAGTAAAGTTTTGATTTATTTTTAAAGCAGCTGCTAAAAGGGTATCCCCCGTACCATCATTTGGTGTAGAACCGGTATTTATTCCTAGTTTTGCCATTATACAATAGAAACTTCTTTATTTTTATTTATATTTTAGTTTTGATCCATAGTTTGATTTAAACTATCAAATGTGAGTATTTGGGTATCAAATGTTTCTGGTATATTATAACTAAAAGAAGAGTCAACAGTATTTTCTGCTAGACAAATTGGATCTATATTTGTAGAACCTATTTCATAATATATTTTCTGTCCAGATTGGAAATTATGATTTCTAATATTAAATGAATCTACACTTAAATTTATTGTTGAAGTGCTAATTCCAGAAAATTCATGATAGAAAAGTGAGGTTCCTTTATTTTTCAATTTAAATGTAGTCAACCCAACTATTTTTCCACCAGTTGTAGTTGTAAATCCTGTAAATTGATCACTTATATCATCAATTTTTATAACTTTATTTGTTTTACTTAAAATATATGATTTTAAACTAACCCCTTCAGGGAATAATATTCTTTCAACGGAACCATCTTCAAATTGATCATCCTCTAAAACCATTGAAAAATTAGATCTTGAGTACATTGACCCATATCCATCTATATTGGCTAAGATAGTTAATGAAGAATCTCCAACCCCAACATTCATTGAATTTGAAGCCTTTTGGATTATATCCAAATCTGAGAATTCTTTGAATCCTGCTGGATGAACTAATGCTCTTACTGATTCCTTCCAATCTTCATAATTAACATCAGATTTTATTGAGTAAGAAAACTTCTGATAATAATCATTATCAGATATTCTCTGCTGATAATCATTTAAAAATCCAACTCTATCTCCAAAATCATTTACTTTTTCTCTGGATACTTCAAGATTTGAATTTATTGTAAATCCGTTAACAGACTCAATTGTTCCGATTAATCCAGATCTAGTTCCATAGAGTGTATATCCAACTTCAAGTTCACCAGAAGAATCAATCATTCTCAATTGATTGATATTATTATCCCACCCATTCTCCATTACTTTTGCCGTAAATATTGGAGAACCATTTAAATTGTACCCTATTATATTTTCATTAGAGAAATATGATAAATCATCTTCCAATTCCATTTCAAATGAGGCCATATTTTTCTTATTCACTACATATCCATATCCAAAATCTGAAGTATATTCACCAAAATTTTCAGCAATACCAGAAACATCATATGTAACTGTAAAATTATCAGTATTAATTCCAGTAACAGTGAAAAATCTATAACCGTAATTTGATGAATTATAATTTGATTTTGATTGATTGGATATTCTGCAATTCTCTACAAATATTTTATCACCTATATTGAATGGAAAATCAACAATATTTGATCCATATGAATTTGATATTAATGGGAATTGCTGATTATCGGAGTTTACTAATTCTAAAGTAACTTTCTTTGTTATATTATTATAAGTAATATCATCAATGTCATATCCATTAGAATTTTTTATAGGAATTATTGTTAATGGTTGAGTTAAGTCCTTTGTATTTCTAATTATTTTGACATCAACTATAGAATTTCCTTGAATAATTGATTCTAATTCTATATTATCATTACCCAATACTTTTAATTTTGGTGGGGTGACATAATTTGATCCTCCACTTATCACATTGATTGATTTAACTCTTGATATTCCTCTGATCTGGCATACAGTAGGAACACTTAAAATTGGTCTAAGAGTTGAATCTGTTGGATAATCAAATCCATCTTTAACTCTTTCAATGTTATTAATTTTTCCAATATTTTTTGACACGCATTTGAGTGTGGCATTTTTGCCATTTTCTGACTCAACATCAACAATTTTTGGCAGTTTTTTGTATTTCTTGCCACCAAAGTTTAATCTTATTTTTGATATTGGTCCACTTGCAGTCTTTGAATCTGTCTCATAAAAAATAGAAGAAATTCCAGATGATGTGGTATATGAAAAACTTTCTGGTTTTTGATATAGGTTAAATTTAAAACTAGAATCTGATGTTACTATTACTTTATATAAATCACTGAAGGTACTATCTTCTATTGATATTTTGTTATTTCCAATCACATCTGTATCAATAGATATTTGATATTTTTCTACAACAGACGGTGAAAGTGGAATTAATGTATAGAAAAGAGTATTTGAAATTGAACTATTATTTGTATCAATTCTTAATTCTGCTCCAAGTGAACCAGCATCTATTCCATTTCTTCTATAATTATAGGATTCGACCTGAATGGATAAATTATTATCTCTATATAATTTCAAATCCATTCCACTTAAGGAAGAATCTGATAAATTAAATACTATTACATTTCCTTTTGTTGTTTTTAATAATGGATTTATTAATGATATTGAATTAAAAGATGATCCCTGACTGGTAAATGTAATTCCTATTCCAGATATAGCATCTGATCTGTATGCTGCTAACTTTATATAATTTGGATCTTGCTTAATAACATAATAAGTTTCATTATTGATTAATCCACCTATAGAAGAATTACCTGTATTGTAGTAAACAATCTTATCACCGGTAGAAAAACTATTATTTGGAATATAGATTGTAGAATTTTGAACATTTACTGATACCGAAGTATCAAATTGTATTGGAATAGTTGTTAATTTTCTCAATACTGAATCATAACTTATTGCAAATGTATTCGTTAATCTTGGAGTTACATTGAAATTTACGGAGTCGGATTCGGTTAATTCGTGATTATCTTCTGTGTTTACAATTAAAGAATAGTTTTCAACTCTTCCAACTACTTCTTTATATGATGTTGTAAATGAATGTGCTGCACCAACAGTAGCATTATTCTCATAGATGTATAAACTATTGTTATTCGTACCTATACCAGAAGAAGTTGTAAATCCTAATGTTGAAATCCCAATAAAATCTCTACCTTTATTCACAACATAAAGTTGTGAATTATTGGGCAATGGGAAAGATGCAGCAGAGTCTGGAATATTAGAAACATACAAACTACTGCCAGCAAAACCAACATTATATGTAATTTGCTGTCCTGTATAAAAATTATGATTTGGAATATATATTGATCTTGATGGTACAATTATATTGGATTGGTCTGGTAAAGTGTAATTGTTTATTTGAGTTCCAAATCCTATTAGTGTTTTTGAGTTAAAATAAACTGGTGCATTTTCTCTCAAATATGTTGGCAGAGACACATCAGAAAAATAGAATTTTCTTGGAAGCAGACTAATACTATCAATTCCTACAGTGTGGAACCCAACATTTTCAAGTCGATTTACAATAAATGATGAATTAGTTTCATTTATTTTTACAATTTGCAATTTCTCAGATCCAATTCCAATATAATCACTGACTTCAAAACCAGAATAATCATTAACATAAATTTCAGTTGATGACCCTGTTATCTGTATGATATCAATATCACTTGTTATGCCAACTGTTTTGGATTTAACTATTATTTTTCTTGACCCCTCTAAGAATGAATATAAAGGATCAGATACTGAAGATATTATTACTTGATCTCCACTTGCTAAATTGTGCGGTTCATTTACTAGTCCAACTACAAGATTTTTCTCTGTAAAAAATCTTGCTTGATTAAAAGTAGAAATTCCAACTTTAATGCTAGATAAATCTTTACCTTTTAATTTGGATACTTCTGCACTTATTCCCGTCCCTCCAGTATCGGCACTATCAAATATAACATTATCACCAACTTTATAGTCTTGCCCTGGACTATAAACCAAAATCTCATCAACAGAGGATGATAATGTCTCAGATACTATAAATTCTTGCTTATGCTTTTCTTCATTGCTCTGTATTAAACTATAACTTGATTTATTGGAATTAATATAATAAGGTCCAATATTTCTAACAACATTAAATTCGGAAATATTTAAATCTTGATTAAATGATGGAATAAAGTTTTCTTCAATTAAATAATCTTTAAATTCATGACCAACTATATAAGGATATTCTGGTTTTGATACAATTGAACTATCAATAGTCGTAAAATATGCATAAACACCATTTGGAAATTCTGGAGTTATGCAGAATCTTCCATTATATTGATCTAGATCTCCTATTGCCTTATCAAAATAAAAATCCTGAGTGAAAAATCCATCTGGTAAATTTGGTCTTAGATTTTCATTATTTTCTACTCGTTTAAAATAACTAGATCTTATTTTTTTAATTTCGGATCCAACTTGTCCATATGGTCCATATATTGGATTTCCATCATATGCCCATCCAATAATTGGAGAATGGTTATTGTTGGAAACCTCTCTATTGGAGGAATCAATATGATCATCTAAGCTAAATCTTAATATTTTAGGTGTAAAAAAGTTTATATATTGCAATCCAAGATCTTTGTTATTGCTTGGTGCGATTAATCCCTCATCTTGTGTAGATAATAGTTCTTTGTTTTTTTCTACTTGATTTATTTTCCATTCAAAAACATTTCCAAGAAACTTTGCATCCTTTCCTCTTCTTACTACTTTTAATATTGTATTTGCTTGTAAATAATTTGCTCCACCACTTGCAATATTGACACTGGTTATCCTTCCATTTTCATTAACTATTGGTCTAATGTCTGCAAATTTTCCATCACCATATACTTCAATGTCAATTCCTTTATCATAACCAGAACCATATGATAAAAATTGTACGTCAACAATTGATCCATTAACTACAATTGGTTTCAATAATGCTTCAGATATAATTGGTTTTATTTTTATATCTGGTCTTCTATGGAAATTTATTATATTGGAAACACCATAACCAACACCGTTTGTTTCTAAGAATACACTTTCAATTGCTCCAGTTATAATTGGTTCAAATTCAGGTTGAATTATAGTAGTTGCACCAACCCCAGAAAGAGATTCTACAACCAATCTAATTGGTGGATAGTAGAACGTATGCTCTCCAGTCCCTAAGGATGAGAATTTAACATATCTCTTATTAATATAATCAAACTCATCAATCGTTGCACCATTTCCAACAGAAGATAAGTAAAATTTATTCCTATCAATAACTGTTACAATATATTCTGATGTTGTAGATAATCCACTAATTACTGTTCCTGTAGTAGAATATCTTATAATATCTTTATTTTTAAATCTATGATCTGTTGCAAAAATGTAATTATCAAATGTGTTTACTCCATTTGTAATGTTATCATAAGATAAAACAGATGGTATTTTAATTAATCTATTGGAATATCCAGAACCACTATCTTTTACATATACTTGTGTGATTGTATTCTTTGATTTTGTGGTTTTTAAGTAATGGAATCCAGAACTAATACCAACAAAATTTATTTCATTGGTTTTTGAGAATGCATTAGATAAATTTTCATATAATTTTATTACTTTACTATTAACTACACCAGCATAATAAATTGAACTATTTTTTAGTGGTGAAATTTCTGCATTAAAATTTGAATTATAAATTACTTCTTCACCATCTTCAAAATTGTGCTTTTCAAAAAATGTAATAGTATTTTCAGTTGGATTTAATCCAACACCATCACCTTTAAATCCATTATTGATTTGTGATTTCACAAAGTTTGGTTCTACAACTGCACCTGATCCATTTCCACCCAAAATAGTTATTTTTGGTTTAACTTGATATCCAATTCCTGGACTTATAATTCTAACTCTTTCTAAAGATCCGACAATATTTAAATAACCTTTTGCTCCTGAACCAGATACATCAGAAATTTCCAATTCTGGAGGATTTATTGCATCATAACCACTTCCAGAATTAGTCACAGAAATTGATTCTACTTTTCCATAATAAATGTTTTCATCAAATAAAGTTGGTGAAAAAATTTCTGATCCATTTACAAAAATTCCAATCTTTTTATTATTTGTAGATCTATCACTTACTTCGGATAAAAGATTTTGTCCTTTTTTATAATTGAATTTTTTTAATATTTTTTGATTACTTACTGTTTTATTTTCATAATCAAGCTTCACAAAAGAGCCAGATGTGGTTGCTTTATCAAAAGTGATATACTTTTTAGAATATAAATCACTTTTACTTAAAGAGAATTTTACTTTCTTGCTATCTTTTACACTACCAATAGTGGTTAAGTGATATACACCAGTAGAGATTCCCGATCCAGATGATGGAGTAAAATAAATTTTTTCACCTGTATAGAACCTATGAAAGTTTTGTGTATTTAATGTGTCAGTTGCTCCAATTCCTGTCCCAGCATCGCAATTAATAATTTGTGGGGTAGAATATAATTTATAGTTAGGTATACCAGAAGAAGTTACATAAAAATATTCATTATTTTCATCAATATATGTATTTTGAACTCCAGTTGGAATATTTGAAACATCAACTAAAGTTGGATTCTGACTTTCACCCAGTTCAATTATTCTATTGAGTTTATTTTTTTCTGAAATGTTAAAAGAAGTCTCAACCTCAATTGAATTCCCAGAAAAAATTGTTACTACTTTTGCAGTTCTAATGACATCATTAGGGTCTTCAGTATTTTCTAATTCTACTTTTTCACCAATGTAAAACTTAATATCATCAAATAGGTTTATAGTCCAAATTGTTCCAGTTGAATTGCCAGAAATCTGAACTGTTTCTATATCATGTGAAGTTGGTAAATTATAAATCCAAGTATTAAATTCTGGTTTATCACTTAGATTTGTTCCAAATGAAGATAATTTTATTTTATCACCAACTCTTAAGTTGGATGAAGAATCATAATCTATTTCCCCAATTACATTAATTAGTCTAAATTCTAATTTAGAACCATCATCTTGATAAACATAAACAAATCTTTCTTCATATATTTCATCTCCAAAATTTAAATTAAATATAATTCCAGATACTCCCAGGAATTGATTATTGGTTTTATCAGTATATGTAATTACAACTGGATCTGTAGCATTTTTTGTTTTTACTAATAATTTTCCAGAAGATGGAAATCCTATGGTTGAATCTACAAATATATTATTTGACCCAATTGATACATCTTTTGATATATTTGTTTTTTTCGTTGATTTAAAATTATTTACAAATGAAGTTCCATCTAAATATATTTCATATAAATTTTTATCATTGAATGGTCTAAATTCTAATGAATATATAGAAGCACTTGCTTCTAGTCCATTTACACCTTGAAATATAGTTTTCCCTTTTATTGTTGATAAATCAATGTTATAATTTTTAATAGGCTCTACTAAAATATTTCTAGTTACAAAATAATTATTGTCAGATGGACGAAGAAGATATTCTTGTGGTTTAATTATAGATATTTCTTTACCAAAAAGAGCACTAAAAAGCAATTTAAATGAGGTATCAGTTCCCTTTGTCGTATAAAAATCAATAGCTCTTGATAAAATATTTTGAATTTGTACTTGAGAGACAAAATTTCTATTTTCAAATCCAGGTAAAAATTGAGATTTAAATTTTTTAAAAAGTTCTTGATAAAAAATTAAATTTAAATTTTGAACTGCGATTGATTTAACTACTTTTACTTTGTCAGAAATATCAATAGACGATTCTACTATAAGTTGCTGTTGAGAATTTACAATTATTACTTTTGCAGGTACTCCTCTAGAAATTAACGGATTTGTTGGAACAGTTGTATATTCAGCATCTTCAAAGTAAATAATTTCATTGACAGAAACATTAATCGGATCGACCAATGTTACCAACCAGTTTGAATTATTTTTTTGTACTGTAGATATTTCAAACGTAGAAATATGAGAAGCAGCAGATGTTTTTGTAAAATTAATAGTTTCGGATTTTAGTGTCTGTCTTATATCATGTATTCCAGAAAAACCTCTGAAACATCCTATAAAACTAGTTTGAGTTTTTGTTGTATAAAATATAATTTCATCATCAATCTTAATTAACCCATACTTACTTGGGAATCCCACTGTGTGGGAAACATTTATTACATCATCAAATGCTAATACCTTTTCTGTTAAAATACTAGGATAAAATGCAGAAAAGAAAGTTTCATTATCATATGTAGATATATTTTTAAGTGAATCTATATTTACACCCAGATCTGTTATTCCAGTTGGATGCTCTTGAGATACATAGTACCTATCTAAAAATTCTTTAAATAATGGTGATTCCGTATTTAAAAATTCTGGAATCTGGGATTCAATGATATTTTGGATTCTGACTCTCTTAATTTCTGACATTTTATCTAATATAATCTCCGTTTGAATAACTTGATGTTACAATATATTCTGTTGCAGAAGTGTTTTCGCCTGAAGTAATTTTATCTTCAACCATATTTACAACTAAGTTACTAATACTTAGATCTAAATATATATCCTTTAATGCGATAACATCATTTGACTCTGGAATTGCTTGCACTTCTATTCCATTTGTTGACTCTGTTGAGGTAATATTCACAACATCTAATAAAATTTCACCTTTATCATAATGTACGACACCTGCATTATTTTTTATAATAAAAGGTAAGTTATCTTTTAAAACAAAGAAGAAAATTGTTCCTTTCTTCTCGTCAATAGGAACATCACTCAAATAAACAGTTCCATCAACATTTAAAATACTAAAACCAGTTGATTTGATATTATAACCACGATTATCTAATAAATTATTTCTCTTTATGTGAAACGCATTACCAAAACATAATTCATATGTTGCAAATTTATTAAGTTCTGGTTGGAGATCTCTCCTCATCTTTATTTTTGTAATATTAGAAGTAACTGAAGTACTTACATTATCAATTAGTGAAGATAATTTACTATATTTAAATCTTCCTCCAAAATTATTAAGGTCATAAGATGTTCCATACTGAGTTATTGTTTCAATGACCTTTTTCTTTAAGTTTTCAATTTCAGATACTGCACTTCTATCATAATAAACACTTGTATTAATTTCAACAAAAAGATATTTTAGGTCAACGATTTCTGGTTTAATACCAGCAATTGTATATTGTTTTAATTTATTTTTAATTTCTTCCTTGGTAATTTTGGAAATAAATTTACCATTTCTTGGTTTAATTGATATAAAAACTTTACCATATTGTGGTGGTTCCAATTCATCACCACCATAAGCAGTTACAGATTCTACATTTGGAAATATTGCTGGAATCAATCCTTTATAATCATTTGCAGTAACTGCCCTAAATTGCGATGAATATACTCTAGGTGCAATATATTTAATGGAGTCTATTTTTTCAATATCATCTCCATTTTCTGATGGAATGTTTGTTGTAATTAATGAAATACCATTTGTAATCTTATTACTGTTATTATCAACTAAAATTCCACTAAATGTAAAGTTAGCAGATCCATTTGCTTGCTTGCCATTTGTAGTAATATAACTTACATAAACAGAACTTCCTGATATAGGTCTTCTTCCAAATATATTATCTCCAAATAAAATCTGATATTTCTCGTCCTCTACTTCTTGAACTAAGAAAATCTTAGAATTTTTATTGACATTTAATATATTATCAAACTTTGCATATTCTTCATTGGTTACATCAGTAACAAAAACTCTTATCAACTCAGTATCTACATCAGCATTTGGAATGATAAACTTTTGATTTGGTTGATTATTATCTACGATAAAACTTTTTGTTAGGAATCTTCCTTCGTAAATTGAAATGTTATTGAATCTAGCAATCCCCTGATTATCTACAGGTACTGTAATATCTTCTGGTATTGAAAATACAAAATTTCCTGTTTCTAAATTTCCTAAGCAAACAACACCAGATCTTAATGTTACTGATTTTACATCTAAAAATCCTTCAGTGTCAACTGTAAAACTAATTTGTGCTCTAGATGCTCTTTTAGATCTAGGAACATAACCAATATTCCTTGCAAGTGAAACTACATTTTCTCTTAAAGTTGCACTATCAAGAAAAGATTCATTAACTGCCATATTGGTGTTATAGGCAGTTATATAAGAGTTATAGGCAAGAATATCAATTAATACAGAAAAATTTGAACCTTCATAGTCAAAGTCAGTGAATTCTGTATTTGTTCTTAAATAATCTTTTATTTGAGATCTAATATCCCCAAAATCTAGATTAGTGAATTGATTTATTGCCATTATACTCTAGTTGGTTGTAAGATAAACTCTATATTTTGTCTTGGAAACCCTTCACCAACAATATCATAGACGATATTTATATTTAATTCATATAAATCAGGATCATCACTAACATTAATTTCCTTAACTTTTATTCTTGGTTCAAAGTTGTTAAGTAGTGTTTTAATTTCATCTTCCAATACAATAGAAATTCCAATCGTATTAAGTTCAAATAATGAATCATTAATTGATGATCCAATCAAAGAATTAAAAAATCTCTCACCAATAACAGTTTTAACTAAATTAGTGACAGATTTTTTAATTGCATCTTCATTCCTAATTGGTAAAATATCATTCGTCACAGGATGCCTAGCAAAAGACAAACTAATGTCTCTAAATGCTCTTGAAATCCTTACTGCCATTAAAATAAAAAGGTATTTTATATATCTATAAGACTTTTCAGACTATTTTTCCGTAACTTGGTTCTGTTCCATATTCCCAATCATCATAATCTTCGTCATTTCTAATTTTTTCGTGCAATTCTGTTTGTCTTTTCAAATTATGCCTCGAAATATTTGGTTTTTCATAGTCGGTAACTAATTTCTTAGTTCCCCACATCTCATACATATAGTTCTGATCTCTATCAACGGGTAAATTGGACATTTTAGCTCCTGTTTTTTGGTAAAAACAGAACTTTTTTTTGTAGGAGGTTGCTATCTCCCCTACTGATATTTAACGATACAAGTATCTAAGGTTATAATTGTCCGAATTTAGATATTTTAGGAGTTCTAGTGCTATTAATTTTGGATTTCCTGGTCCGCAAGTATAAACATCAATGGCAACACACCCATTTTCTGGCCAAGTATGGCACGATACGTGACTCTCTGACAATGCTATGACTATTGTACACCCTTGTGGGTAAAAACAGTGCTGAAAGGTGTTTAAAATAGTCATTCCGGCACGTTCAATGCCTTCCTTCATTACTCCTTCAAGAGTTGCTGCATCATTGAGTAAAGAAAATTCTACTCCATATACCTCCAATAGGAGGTGATTCCCCATTGAAAATCTCTCCAACTCACAAAATCCTCCTATTTTCTCCGAAAAACTATTTATTTTAGATAAAATCCCTTTCTTAGATAACCAGAATCCTCTATATAACTTAATTTTGAGTCATTTTTTTGTCTATCATCTTCCCATACAGGAATTGCAACTGTATTTCCGTATCTAAAATTAGGATTTTGTCTTGTGTGAACCTCAATTAGGTTTCCATCAATAAATTCACAGTTAATCCAATCATAATTTCCCTTCAAATTTTCTAAAATTGAAGGGAATTCAATAGTCTTATCAATTTTTTCCCATTTTTGCCACTTATATAAGGGGTCATTCTCATCTTTAGTGCCTTTTACTACTAATTTTGGTTCTTGATGATAGTAATCAATACTCAAATGCTCTCCTTTGAACACTTCACACCAAAAATTAGATGGATGAAAGTGCTCTGTGTCTTTTTCTATCCATATAATTTCAGCAAATCGACCCATACCAAGGAAATTTATCGCAGGTCTTACAATATAAAAGTCGGGTTTAGGGACTGTAGATCCAATTGGACCACATTTATACCCTAAAACCCGACTTAATTGTAATTTATTGTATATCCACAAGTCTTCATAATGAATTGCATCCCATTCATCATCAACTTCTAGATGATACATTTTACTTATTCTCTTTTTTATTGTCTGGATGCTCTTGTAAATGTGCTGGTTTTCCAGCAACCCAACCAAAAACCTTTGGTGTAGAAGTAGAAGTGGTTTCTTCTATTGTCTTTTGGTCTTCTTCCATCATCCTTTTCCTTGACCTCGATACTTTTTACGTGCCTTATTACGACTCGTTGCACTATATTTAGTATTCCGACCTGCACCTTGAAGAGTCAGCTTGGGCTTTGATTCAACTTTAGCACCACCTTTTGCACTCTTTTTCACTGCCATTGTAATAATCTCCTAGTTGGTTTTCTCTTAACGGTTTTTTAAACGGTTTTTTCGGGATTTAAAATGCCCTTAGAAGACCTTGAAATCTCCATAAGGGCATCATACCAAGAATATCATAGAACGTCAAGAAGACGACTCTAAAGGGGACTCAGATGATTCTAGTCTTCTCGTGTCCGACACGAATCTTAGGATCGCACCATATCTCATAACCTGCCTCTTTTGCATCAAGACAGAATGAAACATCCTCTCCACACATATCTTGAACTTCTCCAGAATCAAAGACTTGCATCTTAGGTGCAAACCAAGGATATTCAAGATTCTCAAAGACTCCTTTCTTAATCAATACCCAACCAAATCCAGTATAATCAACTGTAAATGGTTTGCGACGGTTTTTCATCGTCTCTAAAGTTTCATGATTCATCACTCCACCATTGTTCTTAAAGTCATCTTCTTCAAGCCAATGTGCAACGGATGTGGTGTGACCATCTTCAGTGCAATACCAACCAGCAGCAATATCTTGGTCCATTGCTACCAGACGATAGAACTTCTCAGTATCAAAGACAATATCACTGTCAATCCAGAGTTGATAATCATATGCAAGTTTACCATCCCAAGGTACTTGCTTTGGTCCTCTGAGAACATTTGCTCCAAGTACTTTACATCGTGCAAAGTTCACCATCGAACTATAGTCTTGAGAAATCTGAATACTTGCACCTGCTTGCACTAAATCAAAACACAATTGAACGAAATTTTTCAAATATGTATATGATACTCCTCTTCCTGGAAGACAAAAAACAATTGACTTCCCTCGAATCATTTCTCTTGCTGCTACAATATCAAATTCATCTACTGAATTGTTTGTCTTTGCAGGAGCATTTGCTTTAATCGTAAATCCTTTAGCCATAAAAAATTAATTTCGACGTTTACATTATACCACTACAAATCAATCATTGCAATGGGTCTTCTTGATTATTTAGAATTACTTTGATATCCTCATTCTTTCCACCAGAAGTCCAAACGAGTCCTCTCACCTGATTTAACATCCCATCTAAATCTTCTGGATTTATTCTCTCAACGATTGTTACACCATTGACTTCTATGTTATACGTATTCATCAGATTCTTCTACCTTAAAGAGTAACTCTTCCAGCTCCTCTCTTATCACCTCATTTGAATTTAGTGTCTTGTCTGTCTCTAATCGATATTGAATGCACTCGATTAGAAGTTCCTTCTCTTTCTCTGTGACTTCTAACATCTCCTCTCAGTTTATTCTTTTCCAATTATATATCAACCTTTGAAAATTTTTCCCCTCCGGAAAAATTTTTCTATCCCTTGTACTCCAAACTTCATAAGTTCTACAAGTACAATTCCAATATACTCTAACTCTTCCTTATGAGTGGTTCTCGTACTTATGCTCTTTTTATTTTTCCATATGAATATCCTTTTCTGAATGCTCCTAATAAATTTTTTGTAAAATCTTTCGGTTCTTTTATTCTTGTTCTTAGTTGTATCCATTGCCAATTCTCTCTCACCCACTCAGTTAAATTTATACCAGCATAAGTTCTACCAGTCATTATGTCTACAATACTGAATTCTTTTGCATTGAATTTAACCATATTCCCTTTTCTGGAAATCCACATTAAATTTTCTGCATGATTATTCAATTTGTTAGAATCAATGTGGTCGATTTCTGTAAGGTTCTCTGGGTTTTCTATAAAACACTCCGCAATTAATCTATGAGTATAATATTTGATTTGTTTTGTGGTTCTCCCCATCTCATCCTTCAGGGAAATATTCACAGACATATATCTGTCCTTTGGATTGCTCCCACCCCTCGGATTTTGATTTATTTCTCTCAGTTCCCCCCTCTCAGAGGAACATCCCTTTACTCCTTTGATATACTTCTTATGCCACTCAGTGAAAACTCTTCCATCCTCAGAGACATAATACCCATCGAACCTTGTGGGTAAAATTTTTTCTCGGAAAATTTTTTTATTTTTCATTGAATAATTCAAGGTCTCTGGGTAAGGTTTATAGATTAGGGTAGTAGGGCACTTTTACTTTTAGGGGGGGCATCGGTTCTTTATAAGAATACCCAACAATCACAAATAACTGTCAATTAGAATTAAACAACACTGTTTTATTCTTATAACGAACAATAACGAATAATAATATACTATACTGGGTATAAAGAATAAAAAACTATTACCAGGGTATTAGTGATAACGAAGGGGCACACATAACGAATTAAGTGTCACTGTGCGATTAGAATAGAAAACTATACCCAGGGTATGACTATAGGACGAATCCTCCGAGTTGTCAACACATAAGGACGAAACATAAAGGACGAAACAGTACTGTCTGATTCTTATATAAAACCCTACCCAGGGTATTATACCTGTGGAAAACTCTTATACTTTTTCCACAGGGCTGTGGAAAACTCTGTGGAAACTGTGGAAAACTTTATATCGACCCCTGTGTTATTCTTATAAGTCCTAGGTGATTAGGACGAATTCCCTCTCCTCCCGCCCTATAAATCTAGCACGAATGGCATAAGACTCATAAGACGAATAGACAGAGCACGAAGTGTCCTTAGACGAATGAAACTCACGAGTATTATGAGTCTTATGGACGAACAAATAAAAATCCTCCGAGTCTCATAAGACGTATGAGTTCCATGAGACCCATTGCTATAACTAATTATACACGAACTTGACATAAGAATCAAAACGTGCTGGGGAGTTATACTGTGCCAGTTCTCAGAGTGGTTTTATGCCCTTGACTTTTCTGGGGTTTTATGATACAATGCACGCTTAGACGGCAATAAGATCACATAATAACAGGGTATAAGAGAAGGATTACGAGACAATAAAAGAGCATATAAGAGTCAATAATACCTATAAGACAGTCATAACACATAGTTTTTCCACAACATATGTTATGAAAACAAAACACACATTTATATTTTTTAATACATTTTTTTTAATTATCTTTTTTAACATTAATACATTAAATTAGATTATTTTACCTTATTCATCTCTGTTTCTACTGTATAATACATACCGATTACCATAAGAGATAAACAAACTGATAAGGTAATAGAGTTGAATATACTAGGAAGAATCGGTATGGATTGCTTCATAGCATTAGGAGTTAAGTTCTACTTGAGCAGAGGTGAGAGAATCAATGATTTCTTCGCATAAGTCATACTCATCAGTATTGAAATCAGAAGTCATTTGCTCTAGACAATAAAGAATCAAATCCATCTGATCTTCATTTAACCTAACAAATGTTTCTTTCATTGTATTAGTAAGATGCTGATTCAAGTGTAAGATTTTCTTTTCTTGAGAGTTGATCTACTTGATGAGACATTTCATCTCTTACACTCTTGTAAATTGTTTCATAAATTGAATCATAACAATCTAGATTGATAAGAACTTGTTCTGCTAGTTCATCAGTATAAGGATAAACAATTTCATTACGATTGTAATCATAATGTGCCAAATCTTCTTTTATGTTCTGCGTAGTATAAATGACTGAGAAGATTGTTTCATTTGGATCAAGTTTTTCAAGTTGATTGATAACGTCTTTAACTGTTTGTTTCATTTACTTAGATTGATGAGTTCTTTTTGAATGTTAAGGACTTCTTCTTTGTCCTCACAGTTGAATAGATCTACAGGAGCAAACTCAGAAATGTTGATGGAGTTATCACTGTAGATAGGAGCATAATACAACTCTTGAGAATCAGTGTCAAGAGTATAAATGCAGGAATGGTTTTCTTTTTGAAGAATAATCATTTGATGGAGTTCAGGATAATGAGAAGTTCTTTGCCGTTAGTTGCTTTAGACAGCAGTTGAAGTTTTTCTTTGTTCTTCATTTTAGAATTCATCAATGACTGAGTAGTTGTCAACATCAATCTCTTTCAAAAGAGTTGTGTATGCTTGAATAGATGCTTCAGTGCAATTATTGTCTTTCAAGTCTTGAATATAATACTCAAGTGCCTCGATTAACATTTGAGTGCGATTTGGTTGTTTCATTTTAGTTGCTCATTACTTTTTCAAAGAGTGAATCATATGAT